GTATGAAAGAAATGTACCAAATAAAGTTCCAGAAGTGTATCTTTGATTTTGAGGATGTTTGTAAAGAATATCATAGTCGTAACAAACGACATGACCATGAGACTGGTGAAGATTGGCCAGACGAAGAACGTATGGACATTATAGGTCAGAACGGTAACAATGGCGAACATTATGAAAACAAGTAGATACGACCCAATAATACCTAAGCAAGATTTGGTGATTGGTGAATACTACTATGGTCGTTGTCGCAACGCTAAAGTTGCTAGGTGGGACGGAGAGCAGTTCTTATATTGGCGAACTAAGTTTAAATCCATGTTTAAAGAAAGTATTAAATGTCCTGAAGATGATTCTGTTTGGGACGTATTCGTGGCAGAACGTATTGCTTTACCTGAAGAAATAACTAAAGAGATACTATTAAATCATGACAATGCCTGACGAAAGATACCGTGCAGTACAACGTACACAAAAGTTTCTAAACGATATCCTATGGGGTAAGTACGAAGAAATAGAAACAGGTTCACCTGCTTGGGATGAAGCAAGACGTTGCTTAAAACACTTCCCTTGGGATATCCATATGGAAGATGTTGCTGAGACTTCCGAACATTTTGAAAAGAAATAAGTTATGGGAACTCTAGAGGTTCCTACACGTTGTACCTCGTAGAAAGCCACAGAACGTATTGCTTTACCTGAAGAAATAACTAAAGAAATCATATTGACTGAGGAAAAAGAAAAATGAAATACACAATTTATAGTACACCAGGTTGCGGTTACTGCATTCAAGCAAAACGTTTATTAGAGTCTAAAGGAATCGATTTTGATTATATCGACCTAAGTGAGTTAGACGGTGCTGGTAAAGCACAGTTACAAGAGATTGCTGGTATGCCGTTTCGTACAGTACCGCAGATTTTTAAAGAAAATGAAGATAGTCAACTAGAATATGTTGGTGGGTTTACAGAGTTACGAGCGAGTTTATAATGATACATGGTGATATGAGAACATATTCAAATGGGCGTAAGAAGAAGTATAACGCATGGGGTAAACCCAAGAAGCGTGAGCATAGTTTTTCTGAACTAAAAACTTCTTACTCACCACCACCTAGACGTGCTACTACATCGCATATTAAATCTCTTGAGACTACTGCATATGACTGTAGTAAACCAGAGAAGAAAGAGTACACAGGCACACTAGTCAAAGGTATCAGTACAATGCACAAATCAAATGCTGTTCCAATCATTGATGCGGATCAAGCAAAAGAACATGCAAATATGAGAAGATAATAATGCCAAACGTTAAACTAGAACTATCACACGAGTCAATGGACGCATTGTTTGTTGACTTATTGAACGACAACTTAGAAACGATTCTTTATACAGATATGAAGTTTATTCATCCTGATGATTATGAAGATAACTTAGCGTTAGCGGACGCAATCGTGACATTAATGACGTATCAAAAAGATATTCATTCGTTTGATATCTGGTGTGCTGATGTGTATATACCTATGCTTGATAAGTACACCGAAAAGTATAAGTCGTTAACTTCTGAGGATGAAGAATGAGTGAGTTTTTAGTAAGAAATGCATTGATTACTCCAGACGGAACTCGTCTTCAGAGTTATTCACATTACGACTTTAAAGAGTATGTAGACGCAAATGGTAAGACGTACATGGTTGATGGTGGTCTTAGTTATCAACGTCGAAGTGCTAATGGCGATGAAGTCGATGATTCGTTGTACTTGTACGAAGATGAGTTTGCGGTAATACGTGATGCTATTACTTGGGGAACTTACGGTAAGAATGGCGACCAACCATTACGGTGTGTTCCAGTAAGTGAAATGTCTAATGACCATATTCAGGCAGTACTTGATACGCAAAAGCATATGCATCCAAATCTTCGTGAAGTGTTAGTGATGGAACGTGAGTATCGTATTGAAAACATGATTGAGGTGAGAGATTGATGGTAATAGATAGTGTGAAAGAAATCACTCAGTATCGAGTGTTCTTTTATCCTGATGAACATCCAGAGATATTTGGAGCACCACGATATAAAAGAAAGTCGATGTGTATGGAAATATTAGGATCTAAGTTTGACTTAGTTGATCCTCTCATTAAAGGTGAGTGGCTCGGTGAGGACAAAATCGAACTCTTGGTTTATAGTTATTAGGAGTAAGTAATGTTTGGTGCTGTACCAGCAAGTCTGTTAATGGAAATCGGTCGTTCTGCTGGTGTTATGACTCAACAAGAACTAGACTTAGGAACACCACCTTGGGTGTTTGTTGACCCTAAGCATCTGACTTCTGTTCAAAGAGGTTATTCTTTATATACACCAAGTGGCAATCGAAGCGGTATTACTAGTTCAGATGACCATCCATGTTTTTCAGATACACGAGAGTGGCTAGGTCGTCATGGATATATCCGTATAGAACGTGGTTGGAGTAATGGTGATAGGGTGACAAGCCCATTCTACTTCAATAATGTATTGATGGACGTCGGTGAGCAGTTCAGTTGTGGTGCCGCAATGGGATATGGTAAGTACGTCGAGAACTACAATGATGGTCAACCTGACTATTCAATAAAAAACTATAATGATAATATATAGTATTAACTTAGGTTGTAACAATGTAATAAATATGTTATTATATTAAGTGATGAGGTGAAACGTGATTAAAACAATAAAGAAATTCATGCCTAAAATATCTGATACCGAACGTGCTGCTTTAGAATGCGGTACGATTAGTATTGACGGAGATATTTTTAAAGGTACATTACCCGAAGTAAATCCAACCGATTATAATAGTTTAACATCAGAAGAAAAGCTATTTTTAGATAACATAGTACCGCGTGCTTTAGCTTTACACAAAACACATGGTTATACTTCAGATAATGATTTACATAAAAACGTTTGGAAGTTTTTGAAAAACGAAAAATTCTTTTCTATGTTGATTCCTAAAGAACATGGTGGTCTTGGTTTTTCACCTACTGCACAGAGTTTAGTCGTAAGTAAAATAGCGTCTGCTGGCTATACTGGTATCGCTGTCACAGTAATGGTTCCTAATAGTTTAGGTCCTGGTGAATTACTTATGCATTATGGAACCGAAAAACAACAGAAAAAATATTTACCAAAATTAGCTTCAGGCAAAATGATTCCATGCTTTGGTTTAACAGGTTTGCACAATGGATCTGACGCAACGACGCATATTGATTCTGCAGGTGTAACTGAAGAAGGCGATTGGGTTGTTACTCTAAATAAAAGATACATTACTTTAGCACCTGTTGCCGATTTAATTGGTTTGGCAGTAAAAGTTCCTGAGCATGGAATTACTTTATTTTTAGTAGAACGTAATCACCCAGGTTTAGAAATTGGCGATCGTCATAATCCAATGGGTCAAGCATTTATGAATGGTACAATAAAAGGTACTATTAAATTAAATAAAGACAATATCATTGGTGCTGAAAATGGATTGGGCAAAGGCTGGAAAATGTTAGTAGAATGTCTGAGTGTAGGTAGAGCAATTTCATTACCTGCATTAGGTACTGCTGCTTGTGCAAGATCTGCTTTAGCCGCAGGCTCGTACGCAAATGCAAGAAAGCAATTTGGTTTAAGAATTGCTGATATGGAAGGTGTACAAGAACACTTAGCAGATTTGGCGTTCCAATCGTATTTAACGTTATCAGTTCAAAAAGTAATTAACGGTGAATTACAAAAAGGTGAATCTCCATCTGCATTAAGTGCTATGTGGAAATATCAAGCGACAGAACGTGGTCGTATTTCAGTTAACAGAGCAATGGATGTATTAGCTGGTGCTGCTATTCAAGAAGGTCCTAACAATGTTATTGCTGAACAATATAAAAGTATCCCTATTGCGATTACAGTAGAGGGTGCTAATATATTATCAAGATCTTTAGTTACGTTTGGTGGTGGTTTAATGAGATCGCATCCACATCTTAAAGATTTAGTTGACTCGATACAAGATGAAGATACAAATGGATTCTTAAGTAATTTACGTAAAATGGTCGGTCATACAATTACTAATTTCTTTAAAGCATTAGGTGGTAATAAGTACGCGCTATTTGCTTTTACTTCTAACATGGTATTAACTCTTGGAAAGAAATACAAAAGTTCAGAATATATAAGTGGTAGAATGGCTGATATATTTAGTTCGCGAGTTTTCCATGCAACATTGATCGCACAAGAAAGTAATACATTACGAAACTATTCTTTGGATCGTATTCATAATGAAGAATATCAAGCATACATTGAAGTGACTAAAGAGCTTCCTTTATTTGCTAGATTGTTAGTAAGATTAGCAAGAAAACGAAACTTCAATAAGATGTGTCATTCAAGTCCTGCTAAAAACAAAAAAGCGGCTGATTGTATTACAGACAGTAATTCAGAATTTGTTAAAGAATTAACTAAATACGTTCATTTAGATGGTCGTATGGAAGAACTTGTGAATAGTTTTAAAAATGATGAACTTAAAAATGTTGTAATTGAGGTAGACAGTAATGACGGAAAACTTAAAAAATAATGCATATTATAAATGGGCAATATTTCCACTAGTAATTATAATTGCTATAATAGAATCATTATGGGAAGGATTAAAAACAACTTATAATGTAGCAAAAAATAATTTTAGTGAAATTAAAAATACATACTTTTAAATTAAATTGAGGACTTCGGTCCTCTTTTTTGTCATTAAATTTTGTCATTTATAAATAGCGTATAATGATTTAGTTATTATATAAAAATGAGGTATTGAACATGAAATATATTCATGCTATCGTCTTAGTGATGGTCATGTCAGTTGTGTCCGTTGCGTACGCACAACAAGCAGAACCAGTTGCGGATGACGTGATTAGAACTGAAAGTAAAACCGAAAGTACAGTGACGACAAATGGTAATATGAATACCACATTAAAGTCGCCACCACCGAGTGCTATTAGCCCAACTATTAATACGTCAAACTCTGACTTATGTACGTTCGGTGTAGCCGGTGCAGTACAAACTCAGATACTTGGTATTTCAATGGGTTCTCAAGTAACAGATGAAAACTGTGAACGATTGAAAAACGCAAAGACAATGTATGATATGGGTATGAAGGTTGCGGCAGTATCAGTAATGTGTCAAGATCCACGTGTATTTGATGCAATGTGGAACGCAGGTACTCCATGCCCTAAAGACGGTTTGATTGGTGATGAAGCAAAACTCGCATGGGAAGTAGATGCATCTACTATACCGAAAGAAGGCGAAGAGAAGAAGGAAAACAGTGTTGAAGAAGATACTGCTTGGGGTGCTGGTGCCGTTGGTGCTCTGTTACTCCTCTTACTCTTACTCTAATCCACCAGATGTGGTTAACGGCACGACCGATAATGCGGCGAGTGCTGGATATAACTGGGTAATGCAAAACGTACTTCCACAGCAAGCAGGTCTTGAGGTGAATAACGTTATCTATCGCTATACCGCAGTAAAAGATACTGATGCTGATATGGTAGTGACAGTGCAGAACGAAGATGCGCAAAACCCAGGTCAGTATATTTTTAGAGAAGTTGATGACTGGTCTCAAAAACCAGGGAAAGCAATATTTAAAGTCGTCCCACAACCTAACATATTGATTGATAGATGGGGTGATGGTTCTATACAAGTAGAAGGTGATGGTTCGGTAGAGGACGCACAGGTTACGTATGATTACAGATATGACCCATGTTTTGATCCTCAAAGTAGCCCTGAATGCCCAGGTTATGTTCCCCCTATTCCCGATATTTACGAACCAGATTTGACAGAGTTCTATGATACTAATAACAGATTCATAGACGAAAACGAAGAACGAAAAAAGATTGATGCTGAAGATGGCGATGACGAAGAACGTGAACGTCGTAAAGCAATGATACAAAAGAAAAAAGAAAGATTAGAGATTGCACTTGGTGGTATTAACTCGGCATTGTTAACAGCAGATGCCACAGCAAAACATAATGAGTTGTTAGCATTAAGTATCGTTCCAGAATCATACACTGTACAGACAATACCTCTTACAACGTATGAAGAAACAGTTTCGTTAGATGGTGGTGAACTACCTGATAACAAAAAGGCAAGACGTGTGAGTTTTGCACAACAGTTAAAACATGAGCAAATGGTGAACTTACAATATAACAATAAAAAATAAGAGGGGCATATAAAATGTTCAAGAAAGCACTAGTTGCGTCAAGTATGTTTTTGGCGTTCAGCGCATTAGCACAATCTGAAGTACCTATTACAGGCAACGTAGCATCTAAATGTGTGATTACTACTGACACTCCTGGGGTATACGGTCAACCAACAACTAACGTATTAAGTACTAATCCACAAGATGGTGGCGTTACTCCAATCGTTCGTTACGATATTATTGAAGCGGATGCTTACAAAGCACAGATTTCATGGCCGAATGCATTCAGTTCGTCGCCTTCATTAAACGATGTTGTGAACTGGGATGGTGCGGTAGAAGTATCTGAAGTATCTAACGCAGAAATGGCAGCGTTTGAAACCAACAAAGTTTTATGGGACAATGTTACAGAGTTTGATTTAACGCTTGCTGGTTCAGTATGGTTTAAGATTGACTCGCAAGCAGATTATGGCTTCAACAAGTCATTCCCTGGCGGTGTTTATCGTGCGTCGGTACTAGCAGAATGTATCGCAAAATAATACTATTAATGGTTTTCCTCAGTGGGTACGCAAGTGCCCACGAATGGACGCCAACATATCCTAAGTTAGAGTATTCTTTTCTTAATAACATTATGGTCACTAAGATGTCATTGTATAATAACAGAAAAGATGTAGAGCATTACGAAGTTTCGGTGTACGATAAAGACTGGGTACCTATTATGTTTTCGTTAGGAGAAAGTAAAATAGTGCAAGTTGCTTATCTAGAAAGAAAGAGCGTGGATGTATACATTCGTAAGAAAGATGAACGTAAAGCAGTTTATGTTTGTTCTCAGTCTAAGTCTAGAGTAGGTGAGCAAGGTGTTACCTTTTTATCATCAAGGATATGTTCTAAAATAAAGTGAGTACAATGTGAAGTATATTATATTGACATTGATGTTATTATCGTTTACTGTAAGAGCAGATAACAGTTCTCTTAACTTAAATATACCGACATCACCACAGAGTTATGCATCGGATCAGTTTCGTGCTGGTAGTATGGATTGTAGACAAGCAATAGGTTCTTCAACGAATCTCGAGTTTGGTGTAGTTGGTGTAATAAATCAACAAGACCCGTTACAGAGTAATGTTGGTTTACCAAACGAGTTTACATCATCTAATGATATGATGAAAGACATTGGCGTATATGCTCGTATTACAATACCGATTGGTGCACCTAAAGAACGTATTGATTGTAACTCATTTTTTAAATTAGAAATGGAAAGACGCAAACTAGAAGTATTGAAACTTCAACAAGAAATAAGAAATCTGAAGCGAGATTTAATGTTTGAAGGAGATGACAAATAATGTCAGATAAAGATTTAGGTGATATTACCGAAAATATCGAAGAAGGTATTGAAGATCTTAAAGATGAAATAGCAAATAAAGAGTTTCGTATCGCTGGAATTAAAATGACTCCTGCTACTATCATGGGCGCATTTGCTTTAATCGGTTCTATATTAGGTACAATGTATGCAGGTTTTGAGTCATACAAAGCATTTCAAGAAATGGCAGAGAAACTTGAAGTTATGGATATTGACGCAGTTGAAGCACGTAATGTTGCTATCGAACGCAAGTTAGACGACGCAGTTGATTATACTCGTGATATTAAAAACGGTTTGCGAGACGACCTGATTTCTATGGAAGAACAGGTTGATAGAGTCGAAGATGAGAGTCGTGAACTAGAAAATAGATTACGTCTTATGATTCGTGAAGCACAAACTTCTTTTGATAATAAACGTGATAGATTACAAACTGACTATGACAATCGAGCACAACGTCTACAAGACAGAAGTGATTCTGAAATTAAAGACCTACGTGCGGCAATGGAACAGTTAGAAAAAGATCTCGAAGACAAACTTCAGAAAGCATTGGATAATCCTTTATCTGACGGATAATATCCATATAACAAAAAGTTCTAAAAAAGTGGTTTACTTTTTTCCTCTCATGATATATTATATACATGTTGAGTTGATTAAGGAACCACTTTTTCGTATGAACATATTTTTATTAGACTGGGATCCAGTTAAAGCTGCACAACTTCAGTGCGATAAACACGTCGTTAAGATGATTGTGGAGAGTGCTCAAATGCTTTCTACAGCCCATAGACTCCTAGATGGAAAACCTTATTACGATACTACTAGGAATGGAAGAAAGATCCTTAGATATGATATGTCAAGTTCTGAAGATCTATTCTACAAAGCTGTCCACACAAAACATCCTTCTACTATTTGGACTACCGAGTCTGATAAAAACTATATGTGGCATTATAAACACTTTATAGCTCTTTGTAAGGAATACACTTATAGATACGGTAGAATCCATAGCACTGAGACTAAAATGTCTGAGATCCTTGCTAGACCTCCTCGTAATATAACTATCACAGATACATTAACTAAATTTAGATTAGCAATGTCTCAATTCCCTGAGTGTATTAAAGAATGTCCAGTAGAATCTTATCAACGTTTTTATGTTACAAAGCAAGAAAGATTTAAAATGAGTTGGACTAAACGAGAGGTTCCTGAATGGTTTGTAAAATATTCAAGAAATCTATTGACAGAATCAGTATAAATTGTTATAATACATTTATCAAACAACAATATAAAAGAGTAACTTATGTTTTCAATTAGTATAGTACTACAAGTTTTAATAACAGCAATTATATTTGGTTATCTAGGTTGGAGAACTGCCGTAGTAAGAGCAATGCCAACTTTGGTTGAAAAAGTAATAGACCAAATGATAAAAGATGGTTATATTAAAACTAGAGGTAAAGGTGAAGAAATGATTTTACTTAAACATTGGGAAGATTAAAAAATGAGTAATACAGAGGAACATTTAAGGCAACTCAGAGAAGATGCTTTAAACATGACAAGGCAAGAATTCTTAAGAGAATATGGCTCAGAAAATTTACATGTATGGGATACGTTAGGAAAGAACGATACTTTATATGATGCTACTTTATATGACAGAACACAACTATTAAATGAGGAAAAGTAAATGAGTGTACAAGAAGATAATACATTACCAACAGTAATTACCGAAGATCAAAAGAAAATGATTCAAGGTGCTTTAAAAGAAATGTCAAATTCAATGACACGAGTTGAAGCTGAAAAAGAATTACAAAAAGAAATCGCTGATCGTATGAAAGAAGAATGTATGATTCCTAAACGTGATTTTAATAAATTAGCAAAGATTTATCATGCGTCTAATTTAGTAGAAGAAGCACAACGCAATGAAGAGTTTATGGAATTTGCAGAAGCTGTTATTTCACCTATTGGATTAGAACAAAAAATCTAAATATATAACTATTCAGTGTTAACACAATGGCGGTTTATCCCGCCATTTTTTATAGGTAAAGAAATGAAAAGAGAATGTCCACCGATATGGATGATGCGGCAAGCAGGTCGTTATCAACCATCTTATATGAAGCTTAAAGAAAAGTACACCTTTGAAGAGATGTGTAAAATACCAGAAGTAGCTACACAAGTTGCTATGTTACCAATTAATGAATTCGACTTTGACTTTGCTATTCTATTCAGTGATATATTATGGCATTTGGAAGGTTTAGGTTTACCGATGGAATTTAACCCAGGTCCTAAATTTGATATACATTTAAGTGAAGACAATTGGAAAGAATATCGTGACATAACTAACGCAATAAACCATTTAAGTTTTCAGCATAAAGCAATTGCATTAACACGCGCTGAATTACCGGATAGTAAAGATTTACTAGGTTTTGTTGGTGGTCCTTGGAGTTTATTGAATTATGCATTAGGTCCTAACGAAGTAAGTATTGAATTTAAAACAATGTATCTTAAAGAAGTTATTATTCCTTTATTGAAACTAAGTATTACATCACAATTGAATGCTGGCGCTGATAGGGTAATGATTCTAGATAGTGGTCTTAATAATATTGAACAGGAATACTTTAACGAAACATATTTACCAATGTTACATAAATTATCTGATATTGGAGATGTTGGTTATTATATGCGAGGATTTCCACAAGAAAGTTTAGAAAATGTTGTAAGCGTTGGTTTTAACGGAATTGGTGTTGATAGTACAGTCGATTTGCCGAACGTATTAGATATTAATAATGGTTTTACACAAGGTAATTTTGATGAAAAACTAATGTTGTTAGAAGATCAAGAATTGTTAAAATCTAAAATACTAGAATGGCTTGATACTATTGAAGACACAAGTAATTGGGTTTGTGGTTTAGGTCATGGTATTATAAAGGAAACACCAACACAAAACGTTGAATTGTTTGTTAAAACAGTTAGAGATTATTTTAGGTGAAAAAAAGAGGAATCGCAATGATTCCTCTAATAACTTCCTTGTTAAATAATGGCAGGTTAATCCCTGCCTTATTATTATGCTTTCTTAGAACAAGTTAGCAATTGCTACACGACGGTAGTATAGGTTAGAGTTGGCATCTAGTGCACCTAAACCTTGAGTAGTACCTTTCGCGAACGGGTTAGCAACTAAACCGTAACGTGTTTTGAAACCAATTTTTGGTTGGAAGCTGTTTTCACCAACTGCACGAACCATTTGTAGAGGTACGTATGGGCAGTAGAATAAACCAGCATCAAACGCAGAAGAACCTTTATAACCTACAACTAAGTAGTTAGCACCTGCGAATGGGTCGATGTATACTCTGTAACGACCGTTAAGAACACCGGCAAAAGTATTACCTGTATCGTCAACTTCTAATGCGTTACCGCCTAAAGCAGGAGCATAATCAAGAACACCAGCCATTTGTAATGCTGAAGCAACGTCAGAAGAACATATAACAATGTTACCTTTACCACGACGAGTATCTTTAGCAATTTGGTTTGCTTCTTGTTCGATTTGGAACATTAAACCTTTGAACTTCTCTACAGACCAACGACCGTTAGCATCAACATCTAAGTCGAATGTACCAGCAGTTGCAGTATTAACAGCACCAGCTACAGCAGTTGCATGAATTGTACGAACTACTTCACGGTTGATTTCTGTTAAGATTTCAGTTTGTAAAATATTCGCTAATTCAGATTCTGCATCTAAACCGTGTACCGCTTTAAGGTCTTGCGCTAATTCAGTTGTGTACTCAGCTTTAAGTGCACGTGATTTAGCAGAAACAGTTACTTTCTCAATTGAGAACGCCATTTCTTTATATGGAGTACCTGACTCACCTAGTGCTTCAGCAGCAGCAGTAGTCATACCAGTACCAGTTGTTTCTGAACCTGCACCTAACGCGTTAGCGTGAGTACCAGCACCAGAGAAATCAGTATCAGCTTCACCGTAGAATGCTTCACTACCTGCTTGAGTTTCGTAACGCGCACGCATTGCGAAGATCAAACCAGTAGGACCAGTCATTGGTTGTACACCAGCAATATCGTATGCAATTAAGTTAGGCATTGCACGACGTACTAATGAGATTAATACCGGATCATAACCAGCAGTTGGACCAGCAGCAGTAGAATCGCCGCCGAAACCGCCTGTACCAGCATCGTTAGTTGGCGCTTCTGAAAGTAGTGATGTCATGTTTGCAGACAAGTCACCAGTTTCGCGTAAAGCGTTTTCAGTGTTTTCTAAAATAGTCGCAGTCACAGAACGTTTGTGTGCGTCTTTGATTGGTGAAAAAGAATCGTGCTCTAGGATTGGCGCCCACTTTTCCACAAGTTGTTGATAATTCGACTCAGCCATTGTAGTCTATCTCCTTGTTTTGTAAATTTACTTTTTGGGTTTTACTTGTTTTATTTATAAAAATATATTATTTACTTGCTATTTCTTGCGTTGAGTGCCTCGACAAGAGCATTAATTGATCCGTGATCAGATACCGGAGTTTTCACTTCAGTTTCTTCATCTAACAAGATCTCATCTTCTTCATCACTAACGTTATCGCTCTGTACAGAAGTAGCTTCTGCAAAGAATGATTCTTTCAACGTTTCAAGATCAGCAGCATAGTTGTCTGCGTTTTCAACGTTTAGTTTTTCAGATAACACTTTTAAGCGTTCTTTCTGAGAAACGGTTAAACCTTCAGAAATTTCTTCAAAAGTTTTCTCTGCTTTCATTGCAGCGATTTCTTTTTGAAGCTCAATGTTTTCGTTTAATACATTGTTTGCTTTAGTTTCTAACTCGGCATAGTCTTCTTCAAGATCGGCAACAACGTCAACAGTTTCTTCATCAATTTCTACGTTATGGGATTGGAATAAATCCTGTAAACCAGACATTAATGATTCAGCCATTTCTACTTTGATACCAGACTCGATAGCAACTTCGTTTTCTGAAACCCACTCGTTAACAACGTAGTCTAAATATGAATCAAGATTTTCTACAATCTCAGCCACTTTAGCTTCAACAGACTCGTTTAATTCTTCATCTAATTTCTGAGTTAAATCAGCTTCGATTGCAGAAACACGAGTTGTAACTTCTTCGTTAACAGCAGCATCGAAAACGACACTAATTTTATTTTTAAAATCTTCAGAAAGATCTAAGCCTTCAAAGATAGATGCTACAGAAGATTCTACAACTACTTCCTCTTCTACAACTACTTCTTCTTCAGCAACTTCTGCTTCTTCAGCTACCGCTTCTGTAGTTTCAGCAACTACTTCCTCAGCGGCAACTTCAACAGCTTCAACCTGCTCTTCCGAGACTAATTGGTCTTTTTGCTCTTGTGCCATATTTGTTCTCCTTAATTTACTTTGTACAAATATTTATAAAAACTAATCTCTAAGAGAGCGAACGAAGCTTTCAAACATTTGAGCCGCTTTTAGCTCATCAATCTGAGTAGTCTTCTTGTAAATCTTTTTCGCTTCCTGTTGGATCTCCTCTACTACTTCTTGCGCTCTCCAGTTTCCTGATGCAATGTCATAGTAGTATTCAGCATTTTCCATGATACCGCTTACGAAACAGTTAGGTCCTGAAGGATCAGTTACAACATCAACTGTTGCTAAATGGAAATCTTTTTGAACTTCCATGATACCGTTCTTTTGTCTAACAGATCCGAGGCCACGAGTGGATACGCCTACTTTAATACCTTCATCGATAAATTCTTTTACGATTTTACCCATAGGTGTGTTTAGAATTTTTGCCTTGCCGTAAAAATCATTACCCTCGCGATACATATCTGTAATCAAATGCGATACTCGATCACCATTGATTGTTGGGCCGTCAGGATGACCTAACTCGCCAAGTGCTCTTGATTGTGTAATGAAATCTCTTTTATAACGTTCCATTTCAGCTTCAAGAGTATCTGTAGGGTAAATACGACCATTACGATTTTTAATGTTACCTTGCATAAAAATACCTTCAATGAAATATGACTTTTCGCCATCTTCATTTGATTCGGTAATTACTTCGCAAGACTCATTAATTTCAGTAATTAATTTCATGATCGTTTTCCTTTATTATTATTCTGTTACTATATATACAAATTAAGTTCTATATGCAACTGGTACTGCAGATATAGTAGATGTTGCTGTTAGAGTATCAGTAAAGTCTTTTTCTAATAATTCAGACGAACCACCTGCGATGGTAATCGAACCAACGACAGCATCTCCACTAGTCGTGACCGTAACAACAGAATCGGCTGCTGCATATACTCTAACTAAATTAGAATCATATACTGTATTTGCAGTAGTGAATGATATTTCTTCAGCCTTTACTTTGTAAATCATTACAGCGCCTCTCTAGCGAAACCAACTATTTCTTCGAACCCTGCTTTGTCTGTCATTAAGATACTAGTGAATTCTTTTTGGTTTGCTTTATTTAAATCTTTGAACATTTGATTTAATAGCTTAGCATCTTGTGCAGATACTTTCACTTTATCACCATTGTCTAAAGTCATATTACCAGATTTGAACTTAATGTTTTCGTTTAAATCGTTATTTTCCATAAAAGAACTAAAGTCCATTCTTTCTTCAGGAGCAGGAT